AAGCTTGGCCGTCAGTCCCGTGGTATCACCATTCCTCAGGAAGTGCTCACCCGCGACCTGACCGTTGGTTCTGCTGCTTCTGCCGGTAACTTGGTTGCTACCGAGCTGCAGGCTGGTTCCTTCATTGACATCCTGCGCAACTCATCTGCACTGGATCAAGCTGGTGCAACCGTGCTGACCGGCCTGACCGGCAACGTGGCAATTCCGCGTCAAAACGGTGCTGCCACTGCCTACTGGGTCGCTGAATCCGGTTCACCTACCGAGTCTCAGCAGACTGTGGATCAGGTGACCATGATGCCTCGCACCGTGGCTGCTTACAACGATTACAGCCGTCGCCTGCTGATTCAATCCAGCATTGACGTTGAGAACATGGTTCGCCGTGATCTCGCTGCTGTTCTGGCGCTGAAGATTGATTACAGCGGTCTGTATGGCACCGGCACCAACTCTGAGCCTCTGGGCCTGAAAAACACCACTGGTGTTCTGACTGAAGATTTTGCTGCTAACACTCCGACGTTTGCCGAAGTGGTTGCTCTGGAGTCTGACGTTGCAGGTGCTAACGCTCTGCTCGGCACTCCTGCGTATCTGATGAACGCTGCAATGCGCGGTGCTCTGAAGACTGCTGTCAAGGACTCTGGGTCCGGCATGTTCATCTACGAAGGCGGCGAAGTCAACGGCTATCGCGGTCTGGTGAGCAACCAAGTTGCTAGCAACGATCTGTGGTTCGGTAACTTTGCTGACCTGCTGATCGGCTACTTCTCCGGTCTGGATCTGACTGTTGATCCTTACACCCACAGCACCAGCGGCACTGTTCGCGTGGTCGCCATGCAAGATGTGGACATGGCAGTTCGTCACCCTGAGAGCTTCTCTCGCGGTAACAACACTCTCTGATCACCCATTTAATTTTCAAGGAGTAAAACCATGATCCAGAATCTCGGAGACAAAACGATTCTTCTGAGTCTTCTGCCCAACGACGTTGTCACGACCACTGGTCTTGGCTCTGCCGTTGATCTGAATGACTACGAAGGCGAAATGGCCGTCGTTCTTGACGCTGAGGCCGGTGGTGCTTCCATCACTTACGCCGTGAAGCTGCAAGAGTCCGACACTTCCGGTGGTACTTACACCGATGTGACCGGCGGCGCGTTCACGACCACTGATGCCAACACGGCTCTGGTGGAGAAGATCAGCGTGAACACCAACGACATGAAGCGCTATGTCAAGCTGAGCATCACCGTTGCTGGTGGTACTGGTGCTGGCGCTGTTTCTGTCACGGCCCTTGCTTCTAAGAAGTACGGCTGATGATTAACGATACCCTTGCATTTTTGAGCCTCAGTGAATTCGCTGTAACGTGTCAAATCGGCGCGGGCTCAGAATTCAAGGGTATCCTTGATTCACCAATGGATGTGATCGCGGGTGGTGTTGCTTTGTCTCGGGAGTATTTGCTAACTGCAAAAACTTCTGATGTAAGCAGTGCTGCTCGCGGCACGTCTATTACCGTTGATTCTGCCGCTTATACAGTGCGTGAAAATCGCCCTGTTGATGATGGCCTTTTTTCTGAGCTGTTATTGAGCAAGGATTGATCATGACATTGCAGAAGATTGACTATCGCGCAAATTGGACTGCACGAAATCCAGTGCTTTTGCCTGGTGAAATTGCTTTTGAGTCCGACACTGGCAACGAAAAGGTCGGAGACGGAAAGACACGATGGAATAAACTGCATTATTACGGCAGTCCTGGGCATTGGGGCGAGTTTTCAAGCGACGCAAATCAAAGCACCACTGCAAATACTCCGACTGAAGTAACCTTTAACAAACACAATCCAGACGGTGATGGTGTCAGGTTGAAGTCAAGCAGTCGGCTTGTTGTTGACAGACCTGGCATTTATGTGTTTGAAATTAATTTACAAGTCAAGAATGCAGATACGCAGATTCATGATGCACATTTTTGGTTGCGCAAAAACAACAATGATGCAAGCGGGAACTTGCCGTTGACAACTAATACATGCAGCGTGATTGAAAACCACGGCGGCGTGCCTGGTAACAATAACTTGCTGCTAGATCATACTCTTTTGTTGCAAGCAGGAGATTACATTGAGATTATGTGGGCTCCAAGTGATGCGCAGGTGACATTAAGTGCAGGTGCTGCAATTACCAGCCCATACGCCCGCCCAACACGCCCAAGTGTTGTTTGTAATGTGTTCCAAATCGCTGCTGCATAATCATGGCTGATACAAAAAGAGAACGAATTCTTGCAGCCATAAAAGATATTTTGGAAACCAGCTTGTTAACAACACAGGCAGGCGTTTTTGTTTTGACGCAATCTGGCGATCAGTTGATTACAGACAATGAGTTGAACGCGACGGTATATCGCAGCCGAGTTGAACCATTAACGCGAGGTGAAACGCCTGCAGTAATCATTGAACCAGTCAACGATCAGCCAAATGATACAAATTATTACGATCAATTAGACTGGACGTTGCGGGTGCGAATTACGACTTTGGTGAGAGATAACGCCCCAGACGATGCATCTGACTTATATACGAAAATCGTGCATCGTAATTTTGTTTCTGAAGAGACTCTTAACGGTGAGTGCTTGGATATTGTTCCAGATCGCGTAGATTTCAGTTTGTTTGAGGCGGACGTGCCCTTGGCAGTTGTCTCTCAAGACTTTTTAATCCGCTACCGCACGGCAAGAACAAGTGGCTGATTCATTGCGCGAATTGATTTTGACTCGTGTCAAAAGTAATCTTGACGCAGCCATCGGTGTAACTGTTTATAGAAGCCGCGTTGAGCCTGTTAGCAGAGGTCAATCACCTGCAATCATTGTTGAGCCTTTAACTGATCAGCCTACAGACGGCAACTTCTTCAATAAGCTTGACTGGTCATTGCGATTGCGTGTGACAACAATCGTGCGTAATGCAACGCCAGATGAAGTGTCTGATCAGTTCACGCAACAAATTACTGAATTGATCATGGCTGATCAAACAATGAATGGATATGCGCTAGATACCACACCCGATCGCGTCGAATTTGAGCTGTACGAAGCAGATGTTCCGTTAGGGGTAGTGACACAAGATTTCATTGTGCGCTATCGTACGAGTAGAACAGACCTTACCTCCGCTTGACAAATGGCTCTGACACGCAAGAAGTTTTTGATTGCCAAAAGTGAAGCGGCGTATGGCACTGACTCTGTTCCGGTTGGAGGCAGTAACGCAATTCAGGTTACCAGCATTGAAATAACGCCGATTGAGTCTGACAACGTCCAAGCTGCAGCTTTTCAAGGGTTTTTGGGTAACAGCACTCGCAGCACTTTGGTTGCAAACAAGCGTGTAAGTGTTTCGTTTGACATTGAGCTGAGTGGTAGCGGAGTTGCCGGAACAGCTCCTGCTTTTGGGCCACTGCTGATTGCATGTGGAATGGCAGAAACTGACGGAGCATCGGACGTGACATACGCGCCTGAAGCTTCGCCGAATACTTTGAACACAACGCCTGATCCTGACGTCGCCAAGTCAGCTACTATCTATTGTTTTTATGATGGTACGCGGCATGTAATTACTGGTGCGCGTGGCACGGTTTCATTCAATTTTGTAGCCGGTCAGTTTGCCATCGCCTCGTTTAATTTTATCGGCATCTATAACGACCCTGACTCAACGGCATTGAGCGGTGACTTTACAGTTGCTAATCAGCAGCCAGCCCTTGAAGTGAATGACACAAATCTGACGACAGCTACGTTCTTTGGTGAAACAAGTCAACGCATTGAAAGCATCGATTTTGCTCTCAACAATGCTTTGATCTACAAGGAAACAGCAAGCAGCAAGGAAGTTCTGATTACAGATCGTGCTCCTGGTGGCACCTGTGTCATTGAGGCACCTGCACGCAGTAGCATTGATTATTTTGAGGATACTAGGGGCATCGCTCAGGCTTCCAGCAGCCTTGTTCTTGGCGCTACTGCTGGGAACATTATTACAATGACGATGCCACAAACGGATATCACTGGCATCACCTACGGCGATACAAACGGTGTCATTTCGCTGTCGATGCCTTATCTGGCTCGCCCAACTACATCGGGCAACGATGAATTCTCCCTTGTTTTTAGCTGATCATGGCATTTGTTTTTAAAAAGGCTTCTTCTTATAAGTGGCCTGTCACCGTTGAGGTGCCTGTTGATGGCGGCAAGTTTAAAAAACAAATTTTCACCGCTGTTTTTAAGAAGATGTCACGAACAGCTTTTAACGAGTTGATCGAGGCTGGTGATGATGCGTTTGTGTCTGACATCATCGAGGATTGGGAAGGCATTAAAGACGAAGATGGCGATGATTTGCCGTTTAATGAAAACAACAAGGCACTGCTGTTTGATGATCCCTACGTTCTGCGTGGCGTCATTGAGGCATACACGGAAAGTATCACGGGAGCTAACGCAAAAAACTAAAAGACGCTGCTTGTTATTGGGCAACAGGTGGCGTCAGCGACGAACGTGAGGCTGATCTGCGCGGACTTGGGATGTCTGAAGAGAAGATTGCTGAATTGTGTTTAGAGCAGGCTGACGAGGATTTTGAAGTGTGGGAGGAAAATTGGTCAATCGTTGAAATGTTTTTAAGAATGCAAACGCAATGGCGTATCGGATTTTCGGGTCCAACGGGATTGGACTATGCATCTCTTGATTGGCTTTGTAGACTGTATGCAGTACAGGATCCTGTCCCCTTATTTGAAGGGTTGCAGGTGATGGAAGCCGCTGCACTGTCCGCCTTCAACAAAAAGAAAAGCTGATGGCAAACGTCACGACTGAACTGAAGGTAAAGGTTACTGCTGTAGGCAAGGCGCAGCTTGATCAATTAGCGGGTCAATTAAATAAAGTTGCAGTCAAAGCAAAAGATGCCGATATTGATTTTAAAAAACTTGGCGTTGAATTAAAGAAAGCGCAGCAGGTTACAGGCACAAAAACAATCAATAATTTAAAAGCTTATGGCAATGCATGGAGAGATATTGCTAATAACGTTGAACTTGGAACAAAGGAATTTAAAGAGGCAACAGCAGAAGCGGCGAGGCTTGATAAACAATTAGCAAAAGTACAAGGCCGCAGACAGACAGGAGGACGCCTTAGGGGCGCTGTTGGTGTCGTAGGTGCAACTGCTGCTGCGGGTGTATTTGGTGGCCCTGAAGGTGCTGTAGGTGCGCTTGCGGGTGGTCTTATAGGTGGCCCTGCTGGCGCTGCTGTTGGCGGTGCAATTGGTGCGCAAGTTGGCGCGATCAGACAGGCTGCCGGCGCTACTGCTGAATACAGCGCAAATCTTTCTAAGCTTCGTATTGCACTGTTGGGTGTAACAACAAGTCAGGCTGAATATCAAGAAGGTCTTGCATTTATTCAACAAACGACGAAAGACTTTGCAATTCCGCAAGAGGTTGTCACACGACAATTTACAAAACTGCAGGCATCTGTGCAGGGTGCTGGTGGCAACTTAGAAGATACAAAAACAGCATTTAACGGCATCGTCGCTGCTGTTCGTGCAACTGGTGGATCACTTGCTGATGTTGATGCTGCGTTAACTGCAACTGCGCAAGTCTTCTCCAAGGGTAAAGTGTCAGCCGAGGAGCTCAGGCAACAAATCGGCGAACGCTTGCCAGGTGCTTTTACGTTGTTTGCTGAGTCAATGGGCAAAACGCCTGCAGAACTTGACAAGGCATTGGAGCAAGGGCAAGTCAGCCTGCAAGATTTCCAAGCATTTGCCGAGGCTATTTTTGAGCGTTATGGAGAGAATGCAAAAACGATTGCACAAGGCCCAGAGTCTGCGGGTGATCGATTAAAGGTCGTGCTCGAACAATTAAGCGAAAGTGTCGGCACGCTATTGGCACCAATTGGTGCAGCATTCCAAAGAACATTTACTTTTATTGTTGAGCAAATCACAAGAGCAACAAATGCACTGCAAGACTTTTTTGATCGGATGGAGGCAGCCCGTCGAGCAGACGAATTACTTCGTGGTGGGCAAAGCAGGGCTCAATATGGGAGGAAGAAGGGCGAACAACGCGAATTGCGTCAATCACTAATACAAAGTTTCTTGGAGGATATTCGGGCGGAACGTGCACCGGCTGATGTCGCGCAACCAGGAGCAGGAACGGGTCTGCCTGGAATTGAAGAGACAACACCAACAGGAGGCAGAGGTGCAAGAAAATTACCTGATATTTATCGTGACGCGGAACGGAGCTTTAAGCGTTATTTCAAAGAACTGCAAAAAGGGGACAAGCTATCGCTGGACATGCTTACCAAGGCGACGCAAAACAACGCATTATTGGTGACAAGAAATGAACTGGAGCTGGCCCGCACGCAATACGCCATTAATTACCAAAATATACTTACAAAATATTCAGAACTTTTAAATGGGAACCTTACCGTCGAGGCGCGTGCAAACCTTGAAAGAGCGAGGGATATAGAAATTTTGAATGAAAGAATAGCACAAGCAGATCGGCTGAAAAAAATTGGCGAGGACGCTGGAAAGTTTTTTGCGGAAAATTACCTCAAACAAAAGAAAGAGCTTACTGAAGTGGAAAAATTGTATGAATCTATTGGTTCAACGATTGAGCAAAATGTTGGGTCTGCACTAGAAGGTTTGATATTCCAGACGCAATCGTTGCAAGAATCTATGAGCAATCTTTTACGCGATGTCGCTCGTTTGTTTATTCAATTTGGTACAAAAACATTGTTTGACGCCCTGCCGTTTGCCAATGGTGGTGTGTTTGCGCAGAACGGTGTCGTGCCTTTTGCTCGCGGCGGCATCGTAAGCAAGCCAACCCTGTTCCCCTTTGCCAACGGTATTGGGCTCATGGGTGAAGCTGGCCCTGAAGCAATTATGCCTTTGAAACGCGGCGCTAGCGGTAGACTTGGCGTTGAATCCTCTGGTAACGGCACATCTATCGTGGTCAACGTTGATGCAAAGGGCACGCAAGTACAAGGTGATGACGGTCGCGGCAAGGCTCTTGGCGGTGCTATCTCTGCTGCTATACAAGCAGAATTGGTGCGTCAGAAGCGCCCAGGAGGATTGCTAGCATGACCGTCCCTGTTTTCAATACGGCAACTGTTGGCACTGATCCAACGCCTGATTTTGG